TTCCGGTATATAGAGCTTTATCAAAAGCACCCGCAGCTGGAGTACATAATGAAAATGGGACTGTGGAACATAATAGCGGAAGGCTTACAATGCCGCAGCTTCCGGAATATATTCAACTGGAAGGGAAAAACACCTAAGGACCTGTTTGGAGTGCCGATTGGCAAAGGAGATATGCTTGCACTATCAGCTTTGGCGGTGGATATGGATACATTTCACCTGGCGCTGTATCTAAAGAAAAATTCGCGCTTTAGTCTTACGGACCTTGCACAAAAGCGCAAGGAGCTGGAACGGCTGAGTAACTTCGACACATGCGAAAGGTTTGACACATTGAAAGGCTATGGCGTTTGCGCAGAAGAGACTTTAAAGTATATCCTTCGACAGCAGCAGAAAAAGACAAGATACCAAAGCATCCGAGGAGTTCTTATCGACTGGATGGATTACTTGAAAGACTGCAATGAACTTGGCTTAAGTCTGGAAGATACGGCAGTGCTGAAGCCGCATGATCTGCAGCAGGCACACCAGAACATTATTGCACAGCTTAAGATTAAAGCGGATGAGGAGCTTGATAAGCAGATGGCCAAGCTTAAAGAAGAACGCAAGCGGTACAACTTTGCTGCCGGCGGCTTTATAGCAAAGGTTGCCGAAAACTCAACGGAGCTTATTGTTGAAGGCAAAGTCCTGCATCATTGTGTAGGAACATATGCAGATAAACACGCCAAAGGCAAATGCACCATTATCCTGATACGCAGACTTGAAGAACCGGAAGTGCCATTTTATACAATGGAGCTTGTTGGTCCTGAAAAGCGAATCATTCAGGTGCGCGGTAACCATAACTGTGGCATGACGCA